CGCTAAACATAAACTTATTAAAGAAACTGGTGATATTAACGAGTTATTAGTTTGGTTCGGTCAAACTAGTAAGAAATTTTTTGAAATCCAAAAGAAAGAAATGAATTGTAAATCTCTCATGCTTGAGGTAGAAGTTTGCTCCGAATGTTGTTATACAAAAACTCGTTGTACTTGTGAGAAACTACAAGCCGGTGAGGTTGAAGCTTTTCAATATTTGTGGCAAACTTTCATAACAGATTATTTAATAATGTTCCTATTATGGTTTTATACTTATACATTCCGTTTTGGTGGTTTTTTATTATATTATTTGATCCAGTATATAATATCTTACTCACTTAGTGGAAGACCTAGAGTATCTGCATACTACGGTCGATTAATAGGTAGTAACCAACGTTCATACTTAGGGGGATTATCTTCGGATCAAATTTCTCAACTTAAGGTTGTTTTTTCTCTATTATTTTTTGGGTCTATGGCCTACACATTTTTTAAATCGAAGAAAAAAGATAATTGTGATGTCCAAGGAGTCACAGGTTCACGTCCAGAGAAGGATGAAGAGGAAATTCCTAACGTTTGGTATAAAGATGATTTTAGAGTTACAGATTTGGATATCTCAAGGAAAACTTGTTCCATGAAAGGTTTAGGAGAAGATAAGGTCATCTCTTTACTAAGTGAAAATTGTGTCACTATAATATCCCGCTCTAAAGACCATAGCAGGTATTTAGCTAATCGTGCTTTCTGTATTGGTGGTCAATATTATCTAACAAATAATCATGCTGTACCAGACTATACAAATCATACTTTAGATGTAATAACTAATCCAAATACGGAAGGTGTTCGTGAGCAATATGTTGTGCCACTCACTATGAAGATGATTAAAAGATTACCAGAAAAAGATTTATGTCTATTGTGGTTACCTCAAGTTCGACCACGGAAAAATCACGTTGATTTATTTTGTCAAAGGACTTTAAAGGGTATTCATAAGGGGTATCTAATTAATCGAAAGGAGGATGGTGTTATACATAAACAACCAATCTTTAATGCATACCATACACAAGATAAGATAGTTGATTTAGATATTGCATGTGAATCTTGGGTTATGCAAACTAACATACCTACTGTCAAGGGCGACTGCGGTTCGATAGTTGTAAGTTTTTCCAATGGTGGACCGATAATACTCGGTATACACGTAGGTTTGCGTCAAGATGGAAAAATTCGTTCACTTAAAGTTTCACAACAGGATGTTGAGTCTCTTTTATCATCATATGATATACCTATAATTCAATCTGGCAAAATTAACTATTCAGCGCCAAGTAGTGAGCAAAAGCTCGTGAATGTACATACAAAATCTGAAGTTCGTTATATCAATGACGGAAATGCTTTGGTATACGGTTCGTTTGAAGGACATAGATCAAAACCTAAATCTAATGTTCGTCTCTCTCCTCTAGCTAAAACACTTACTGATTACGGTTACCAGATAACTCATGGAAAACCGGAAATGAAAGGTTGGGAGCCTTGGAGAAATAACTTACTTCAATCATTGTCTAAGGATCTATTGATTAATATCGATGTCCTTTTTGATTGTGCTGATAGTTTCGCAGATGATATTGTGAAGGGTCTAACGGAGAAGGACTTGGAAAAATTGATGGAGTACGATGACTTTACTACTTTAAATGGTGCCGCAGGCGTTCGTTTCGTTGATAAAATTAAT